GTAGGTGAAGCGGGAAGTAGAAGAGTGCGTCGACCGCGACCACCGCGAGAACAAGTCGGAGTCCATTGTCTTTCCCCCGGAACGCGGCGATGAAAAGGGCGAGGAGGAGGAGGGCGCCGATCCCTAGCTCCAGAATGAACTGTAGCGGCTCGCTGTGGACGTATTCGATCTGATCGACGATCGTGCCGAGGCCCCAGCCGAAGGGTACGAAATTGAAGATCACGACCTGCCACATTTCGAGGCGGTTGTTGATGCTCGGCGCCCGGCCCGGGTTGGCCCAGAGGTCGACGTAGAGCGCGGCGAGCATGAGGGGCGGGGTCAGCGCCGCCAGAATGATTGGAAGCTTCCGGTGGCCCGTTTGCCGGAGCCGGGCGAGGCAAAGAATCGCCGCCACAACGCCAAGCTCGACGTAGGCGCCGCGATAGCCCGACATCACGATGATCGCGAGCGGTACCAGCGAGAGGAGCCAATGTCGCCGCCATGCTGTGCCAACAAAGGCGATCGTCGCCGCCTCAACCATAAAGTCGCGATTGAGGAAGAGTCCCGTCGGCATGCTGGAGGCGGACTGTACGATGTACTGAAAGCCGCTAAGCTGGAAGACGCTGATAATGAGGGACGGTATCAACCCGAGGGCGATACCGTCCCACGCTGAGCCCGGATCGTCGTCCTCGGCGGCGCCGAGGAAGACAACGAACGCGATGAGCCAGTGCGCGAGGTCTCCAAGCGCGTCCCAAGGCGAGAACGCCCAGAGCGCGGAAGCGGCGCAGTAGGCGAGGAAGAGCCCCCACCAGACATGCGCGCTGGTTTGCCGGATCGGCCGATTGAACAAGAGCATCGGCGCGAGCACCGCGAGAAGAGCCCAGCGTGGGAGAACCGAAGAGTCCATCACGCCGGGCAAGTACGCAGCCGTTACAACAAACCCGAGGAGACCTACGTTCACGGGAAAGCTCCTTAGCGCAAGTAGTTGCAGCCGACGGTGCTCGTCGAGCCCGGCGAGAAGCCGGTGCCGGTGATCACCTGCGTAATGCGCCACGTGCGCGGCACCTGCATGTTCAGCGCGGTCCAACCGGTCGGAAGCGACGACGTCTGGATGCCGGGCTTCACGGCAATGATCGCCGTCGGCGACTGGCTACCGGCGCTGCCCGTGGTCGCAATCGTGGAGGTCACGAAAGTGTTCCACGTCTGCGAAGCAGCGTCGAACGCGTCCAGCGCGATGGTCGTGCTGGGCGAGCCGGAGTGCGCGGTCTCGTTGAGCACGCAGATCACACCGGTGAAGGCGAGGTTGTTCTGCGTGGCCGAGCGGACCGTGCTAGCGGCGCGGTTGGTGTTCGTGAGCAGAGCGCCGAGGTCCTGATTGTACGGCGGAGTCGGCGCGGTCGGGACCTGAGCGAAAGCGGCGGCCGCCATGAAGAGAAGGCCAACCAGAGACAGCGAGAGCGGTGCAGCAATCCTGCGGAACATGTTCACTCCTTTGGAGCTTGGGGGTGGATTAGTCGTCGAAAATGACGCGGGGCCAGCAGCGGCACCGGTAGATGCAGCCGGGGTGCGCACGCTCCCCTTTGCTGCCAGCGATGGGAGGATCGTCCCACGAGAACACTTTGCCTTGGAGGGCGCGGTGCTCCGAGCGGACCCGGCTATCCTTCGCCGTCTCCCAAACGTAGTGCGTGCCCCCGAGGTTGGTGGCCCGCGCCTGCGTGAACGAGGTCGTCGCGCGACTGACCTCGGTAAGAGCGATAAGCGTAGCGTGCGACCGGGCGACATGGCCCGAGCGCATGATGTCATCGACCAGCGAGGAGGCCCGGTTACTGTCGGCCAGAATTTCCTCGGTAAGGTCGTGCACGCGTTGCGCGGCCCTAAGCGGGATCGACTTAATGAGGTCGACCTGTTCCGCCTGAAGGCGGCGAAAGACAAGACCGACATCCATCCGCTCGATCTGTTCGCGAATGGCCGTGGACATGTTCGCGCTGTGCTGTTGCCAAGCGCGTTTGTCCCAGTGATTTACCTCAAGCAACATCATGCGGGCCACGTTGTTGGCCCACGGCCCGAGGATGTCGGAGTAGCGCCGGAGCGCTTGGTTAAGTTGAGGCAGCACCGCCGGGTCGCCGGTCGGGAACGCCTCGATGATGTGACCCACGTGACTGGCAATCTTGCGGAGGGCAATCGCGTACTTCTTCTCGACCTTCCGCGCCCGGGTGAACAGGTCTTCTTGCGAGCGCCCGCCCCGGGCGGCGGCGTCGCTCATGCCCCAGCGCTTGTGGATTTGCTCGTAGACGGTCAACATTCGCCCCTCGTCCGCTTGTGGCGGAAGTCATAAGCCGAGCGTTGCATCAGGTGGTGATGGAGGTTGGGATCGAGCGGCGCACCGTCCTCTCCCAGCGGCACCGGCGGTTCAATGCTGTCCTTCCGAATGTAGAATTCGGTGCCGTTCGCAAACTCAATTCCGAAGAAAGCGCCGCAATCGTAGAGAGTCGCGTTCATTCGGTACTCCGTTGATTACGCCGCGCGCAGCTTGTCCTCCAACTCCTCGATCTGATCGTTGATCGCCCGGATCTCTTCCGGGTCGCTGCCGCGAAGCTGGGCGCGCCGGGCCTTAAGCTCGGTGATCCGCTTCTTCACCCCGGCAGGGTCTTCCTTGTCCATGGTCTTGTCTCCGACCGCGAGTCGTACCGCCGCGTCCATGGCGGGGGTACGGCCCTTGAAGCTCCCGGCGATTCGCCGCTCCTTGGTGTCCTTGTGCCGGGCATAGCTCACCCAGTACGTACCGTCCTTGGAGCGCACGCGCCGGGCGGTGAGGAACCAGTTACCACGCATGCCCGTGTAAGCGGTTTTCGTGTCGTTGTCCGCGACCCAGTGGGCCTTGTCGAAGGCACGGGCAACAGCGGCGGCGTCTTTCGCGCTATCGCCGCGACGTTTGGCCACGAAGAAGTCGGTGTAGCGGCTCTCCTTGGCTTTGCGCTTTGCGGTCTCCAGATCGTCGTAGGGACCGTACTTGCCGCGCACGACTGGATCCCAGATGTACCATTTACCGTCGCCTTCTTCGACGAGGTGCGCGACCTTCGGCGCGTCGCTGACAGCCTCGGCGCTGTCCGGCGCCGGGAGCCGGAGGCCGTGCCGCGACAGGAACTCGCCCAGCGGGCCATCCTTTACTGCAACTCCTTGCGGGTTCTTTAGCGTCACGGTTGATACCTCACCGCTGCGTTTAAGATCGACAACGAGCTTGCGCGCTTCTGCTGGGTCGCTGAACGCCTCGCTTTGCTTCGGCGCCACGTTCTGTTTCTTGGCCACCGACGGGAGCAAAACGTATTCGACCTCCCACATACCGGTGCCCGCGTCGCGAGCCTTACGCGCGTCGCGATACCAACGATCAAAGGCGCTCGGGGTGGCTTTCTTGGACAAGTTCATGGCTCCTTCAGCGCTTGGCGTTTTCGGCGGCCATGGCTTTACCCGTGCCGATGGCGTCATCGATGTCGTCGGTATAGTAGGCGGTCGCTTCCTTGCCGCCCTTGAAGTTCACGCGGTACTCGTCGTACTCGGTGCGCGTGATCTCGATCCCGAGCGGGGTCAGCACCGCCTTTGCCCGCGCGAGGTCCTTGGAGTCGGTGTCCTTGGCGGAGTCCTTCAGCGCGGCGAGCTTCTTGTTAATCCCCGCCATCTGACGCTTGATCTGTTCCGCACGCTTTGCCGCGCCGGGGGCTTTGAGGTTAAGCCGCTCCAGTTCGGTATACAAAGCGCTGTAGGTGCCGCGAAGCACACCCGGGTTGTCGTCGTCCTTGGCGGAGTCCGGCACGCCGCGCTGTCTGTTCATGGCGCGGCTGTAGGCTTCTAACTCGCGCTCCAACCGCTTCTGCAGCTTTTCCTTGCTGTCCGCTTCCGCAAGGGCAATACCGTACATGTTGTAGAGAACCCACTTATCCGGGTAGCCTTTAGCGGGCATGCGTACAAGCTTCGGGCGTACCTCGCCAGCGTCCTTTGCGCCGGGGCGCTTGAAAGTCGCCGCCGTCGTCGAGCGTCGGCGATCAAGCTCTGCCTTGATTGCGTCCGCCAGCTTCGGATCCTGCGCGAGAGCTTTTGCGCGCATGTCGATCAACTCGTAGCTGGGAATTTTGGTGAGGTCCGGACCGTCCTTGGACATCGCCGCCACCATCTTGTCGATGTAGGCTTTGAGTTCCGGCAGCGTCGGCTCCTGATTGCTCTGACCGACCACCCGCCACCAACCGTTGTCCAGCTTGACAAGCTTGTATCCCTTGTACTCGGTCGTCTCTTTGGTGGGCATGGCGTCGAGCGTCTTGATGTCGCCCTTAGTGTACTGGACCTGTCCGTTTCCGTCCTCCAGCACGGCGGCTTCGGCGCTCCGACCCTTCTGTTCCCAGAACTCGACCGCGTCGACGCGGCCCCGGAACTTCTTGGTCTGGACCGGGGCGCCCTTCTTCTCGCGCCACTTCATGACGAAGCCGTCGCGCGCGCGAGCGCGGTCCCCGGTATTCATGGCGGAGTCGTTGTGCCGCCGCTGCTGGACCGAGACGCTGGACACCCGGCCGTTAGCGTAGCTAAGCTCGACAAACTCGGACGAGTACGACCCTTCCTTCTCGTACGCCTTGTATTTCGGGAAAGGCGCGCCGTCGCTCTTGTAGTGTGTGACCATCCTATAACCAAGATGGGTGAGAATTTTGTACGCCTCTTCGGCGCTGGTTCCACCGATGATGCTCGTGAGCTGCGCCGACCCGATGTCCTTGGCCTTGTAGGCGTCGTCGGTTTTCTTCGGCACATCATAGAGCGAGACTTTGCCTTCTCCTTTCGCGCCCATGACTTGCTGCATCGCTTTACGCCCGGCTTCCTCCGTGTTTGCGGCAGTAACGATAACCGTGTTGACCGACGGCTTCATGCCGGGGTGCGTGTGGTTAACCAACACCTTCCACACAGCGTCGGCGGCGCGCTCGTCCTTCGCCTTGTCGGCCGCGCGGGTGCCGTAGACCTGCACGTCACCCTTGTTCTTCTCCAGCCAACGTTCCATCTCCTCCTGAGAAGCGAACACTTTTCGCCACGGCGTGCTCTTCGGGCCTTTCACCCCATACGCTTCAATCCGGCTCTTCGGCGGCTCGTGCGTAGGAGCAGCGTCGCCACGTTCAAACAAGCGGCACCAACCATTCGGGTCGATGGTGCCCTCGACGCGCTTGCACCCGTTGGGAGCCGCGAAGAAGACACAATTCGCACACTTGCTGTCACCCTTACCACGGCTGTAGCCAACCTCCGCCTTGGTCTGTTTGTCGGCGTCCTTCGCCTTGGCCCGGCGCGGGACAATGTAGTTATGAACCACAATCTTGCGTGCCATGGGTGCCGGTCCTTCTCAGATGAGGCGCGAGGAGTTGACGGTGAACTCGGTGTCGGGAGACGTTACTTCGGACGTACCATCGCCCTCGAATTTGTACCACCAGTGCCCCGGGATCGAGACGTTGATGTTCAAATGGTAGAGGCCAACCCCGTCGCGTATAACCGTGCCGCCCGCGACGGAGTAGGTGGTCTTCTGCCCATTTGGATCGAGGACGTAACATGTAACGCCCGCCGAGGGATCGACCGGCAGGCCGGTGATCCCGTCGGTGAATGCGGCCTTAAGCGTGATACTCGTGTTGATGTTGTAGGTGTTCACACCCCGTCTCCTATTGGGCGCTCTTGATGTCGTCTACCGAGACGACCATCAGCGGCGAGTCGGTGACCGCGACCTCCAGCCCGGCGAAGTCGGACTGTATATTGGTCACGATCATGATCGAGTCGTCAGCCGTCGCCAGAACCGAGGCGAGGTCGGCCGCATCTACAAACAAAAGAGCCCGGTCCGATACCGAGACCAGAAGCGGGTGCGGAACGATAAGCGTTGTGAATACCGACGCGCTCTGGCCATGGGCGGCCGTGAGCACCAGTATATTGATCGGCCGCCGCGCGTCGAGCGTGACAAGCTGGGGCTGGGTGGCCACCAACGTCGAGCGAACCGTCTTGCTTAGGCTCGCCGCCTCGCCAAGCGCGGCAAGAAGAGCCTTCTGCGTGCGCTTGCTGAGCGTTACCGCCTCGGCGCTCTGCACCGAGAGCACCCGAGCGAACGCCCGGCCCCGCACCAGCGTTGCGGTCTCGGCCTGAGTTGCCGATAGCGTTTTGCTGCTGCGGCGCGCGACGGCGACAAGCTCGGGCATCGCGGCGGTCAGCGCCTTGGCGACCCTTTTACTCAAGGTCGCCACTTGCGCGGTCGAGGCCGTGATGTTCTTGCCGACCTGTTCCTGATCGGACGCCGCCTGAGCCTGAGTCGCGGAGAGCGTGCGAAGCGCGGCGCGCCCCTTCAATAGCGAGGCGCTTTCCGGCAGGGAGGCCGTAAGGTTCTTGCCGGTGCGGTCCTGCTCGGTCGCAAGCTGAGCCTGAGCGGCGGCGATCAGCTTGCCGAGCTTCTTCGTTACCGAAGCGGTCTCGGCTTGCGTAGCCGTGAGAACCTTGGTGATCGTTCCCGACGACTTGACTGCCGCTACCGTAACAAGTTCGACCGAGGAGACCGACAGCTTCTTGCCCACTGACTTCAGGGCGGTAGCCGCTTGAACCAACGAGGCCACAACAAGCTTGCTGGCCCGGTTCACCAGCGTGACCGTCGACGCCTGAGCCACCGCTGCAAGCTTGCCCACGGTGCGACGGATAGTTGCGGTCTCGCCTTGCGTGGCTGTGACCGTTTGGTTCTTCGCCTTGAGGCGGGTGACCGCAGCGGTCTCGGCCGAAGACGCGGACAAGCGTTTGTTGACCGCCGACTTATCGGTAACAGTCTGACCTTGCGTTACCGCCAAACCCTTGCCGACGCGTTCGACGTCGGTGGCCTGTTGTTTCAGCGAGGTCGCGATGACCTTGCCCATGAGGCGAAGCAGGTTTGCGCCTTCCGCCTGAACAGCGCTGAAGGTCCGCAGGAACACGCGCGAGGCGGCAACAGTCGCGGACTCCGCGCTTGATGCGGAAAGCGGCTTGCTGGTCGCCCTAACCAGCGATGTCGACTCGCTCTGGTTCGCAACCCGGGTGATCGCCATGTTGTAGTCGATCCCGGCGATCTCGGCCTGAGCGGTGCTGAGCGTAATAGGACCGCCGCCCGGCTTCACCGCCGTCGAGGTGGCCGCCTCGTTCTGGTTGGCGATGACCGCCTTGCCGACGCGGGCAACAATCGGGACGTTCTCACTCTGGGTCACGGTGAGCGCCAAAGGAACCAAACGTCCCTCAATCGCGGCCTGCCCCTGAGTGGTAACAAGGACCTGCGACATCGTCAGCGGGAACGGTGAGTCGATAAGCTGATTCGGCGTGAATGTGAACAACTGAGAGGACATCGAACTGTTGCCAATGGTGTACGTAATCATAATGAGATCAGTCGCGAGCGCGGTTGGTACTGCGGCCCCTGAGTCAGTTCGGCTAATCACACCAACTGATCCCAGCGAGTTGCCAGCCACAGTTGAAACGATAGTCTCAATTGGGGACGGGACACCACATGTGCTCGTAACGCCACCGATGGTGAACTGTGATACGCTCAAATTCATGTTCGCGCCGGTGATATTCAGACGCGTCGTCCAGTTACCAGCAGGCCAGTTAGCGATGGCCGGGGCAAACACCATGACAATGGATGCTGTTCCGCTTGCCGGTACCGTTACGTTTACGGGTGTTGAACCCGGCGTACCGTTGAGCACCGCCGTTCTATTCGCAGTGCCAGCGCTTGGGCACAGGGTGCTGGCATCGGTCTGCTGGTAGCTAACAGGCACCGCATCCCCCCAGCACGATATCCGGGTCCGTATCCATCCAGTACTTCAGGTTGGCGATGGACGCGGCCACGGTTGCCATTTCACCCGGAGACGTCCACTGACCGCGCTTCAGGAGCGCGCCGGGGTAGCGCTCCTCGATCTCCGACTTGCTGTCGTCGGAGTGGCCAAACTCAACGCCCTCCGGCGTACCGCGCAGCCAATACCAGTCATTGCCAACCATGTTCTGAGCCAGCGTGTACGCGCCTTCCTTCTTGTCAAAGAACAACTTGAAGGCGAGCGCGCCATCGGCCGGGAGGTTGTCCCACAACGCGAGGAGTTCGGCGTCCGACGCGGCTTCGTGCTGTTGATAGCGGCCGCCCTTGTAGTAAGCCGCAAAAGCCCGAATACGCATGGTCGCCCCCAAAGCAGTAGGGAGTCCGGAACGCGCCGGACTCCCTTAGTTGTTACGTAAGCTGGTCCTTGAACGTGAACGCGATGGAGTCGTTCACATTCAGCGCGATTCCGGCGAAGTCGGCGTGAATGAACATGTCGCCGCCCTGCGCCGCGTTCACTGTGGCGGTCTGGCCGCCGACACCGAAGTTGGCGTTCGCGCCGCCGTCGCCGCCGACGGTAACGATCGCCGCCGGTGGGTGCGTGGTCGCCGTCGAGCCGAGGGCACCGCGCGTCACCGTAACCAGCGTGGTGTTCTGGCCGCCGGTAACAAGCACGACCTCGTTCTCGATCTGCATGTAGAAGTTCAGCGTGGTCGGGCCGCGCGCGGCCGCGAGCGTGATCGAGGTAGCACCCGCCGATGAGACGGTCGCCGCCAGCGAGGTTGTCGGCGACAACGTGGTCGTGTTGAACAGCCCGGCTTCGGTGATGGTCTTCGCGGCGACCGCGCACGTCAGCGTGCCGGTCACCTGATAGGTGTCGGCAAGCTGGGCGGTGGTAATGGCGGTCGAGCCGCCCGCGACGCGGGTCTCGGTGGCCGGAGAGAACAGATTGACGTCGGAGTTGGACGAGCCCGTCGTGGTGCCAATGCCCCAGCCGATATTCAGCGGCTCCGTGCCCAGCCCTTTCATTCGGGACCAGATGATTGACCGACCCGGGAAGGTCGGGGTGGTAGCGTTTGCCATTTGCGGTTGTTCCTTCTCGGATTACAGGAGGCGCCGAATGTGCGCTTGAACACCGTCAATGACGGAGCCCCAATCGCCCGGCGAGGTCTGTCGGATCAGCTTCGTTTTCGGATACCACGGCGTGGTATCGCGATCGCGCAGCCACACCCAATAAGGCTGGCTGCAAAGCATGGTCAGGCACGGCACTCCAAGTACTCCCGCAAGATGGGCGATGGACGTGCAACAGGTGACCACGAGGTCAAGCTGAAGTATCGCCGCCGCTGTACTCACGTATCCTCCGGCGCCCAACTCGGGGCCGAGGTCGCAGACAAGCGAGTCGCCCCCGAGCGCGCGTAGGTCGCTCTGGCCGGGACCGACTTGTAGAGAATAGACTGTCACCGCCGGGTCGCTCGCCAGCGGCAGAAGAAGCTCAAGCGGTACCGAGCGCTCGTGATTGACGATCTGCTCGGAGTTGCCGGTCCAACAGATCCCGATCTTCAGCTTGGTCGCGGCGAGGTTCGGGGGCGGCAGCACGAACTGACCGCGCGTCAAAGCATCGACCGCTGCTTGCTGAATGAAGCCGGGGTCCGGGTACAACGAATAGGGAGTTGCTCCCGCATGGAGCGGAAGCGAGCCCATGAAGCAAAAGTAGTCCGCCTGCACCGTATCCCACGGCGTGCCCTCGTGGAGAAAGTCGACCACGCGTCGGTAGCCCCACAGCAGCGGAACCAGCTTCGCGCCGCAGTGCACCAGAAGTTTGTGCGGCTTGTGCGTGTACGCCAGCCAAAACAGGAAGCGCGAGAACAAGATCGTATCGCCCACGCCTTGCTCGGCGTGAACGACGATCGTCTTTCCCTCCAGCGACTCGCCGCGCCAGTACGGGATGTTGAGCTTCGGAAAGCGAAAGCCGTTACCGATCTCCTCCTCCAACCGGGCCTCGTAAAGCCCTAGACCCTCGTTCCAGCGCCCGTGGGCAAGGAGCAGGAAGCTCAAATCGAGGCGTGCCAGCGCTGACCCCGGCTTGGCCGCTATCAGGCGCCGCAGAAAGGCTTCCGCCCCCTCCAGTTCGCCCGCTGAGCCCAGCGCGAGGCCCATGTCCTGAAGGGCGGCGGGCTCGTCCGGGGACAGCGCTAGCGCGTTAGCCAACGCCCGGCAGGCATCGTCGTATTCCGCAAGGCTCCAGTGCGCGGAACCGAGGTTGGTCCAGATCACCGCGTCACTAGGCGAGAGTCGCACCGCGCGTTGAAAGGCAACCCGCGACGCGAGGTGCTTGCGCTCCTTCCGGAGTAGTACCCCGAGGTCGTTCAACTGCGTGGCCTGCTCGCACCGCGCGCGGTGCGCCTCGTAGACCTCGGGCGGTACGACCGGCTTGACCGCCGCTTCCGGAGCGGTGCCGTAGAAGGTCGGACCACTCACGGCACACCTTCCGGCCAATCGAGTGCGTCGGTCACCTGTACCATATCGGGCACCGACGCGCCAAGCTCCTTGGGCAGACACAACATGTTCTGACTGATGTAACCGGTAAGGTCTTCGCCCGCGAGCGCCGAGGCTTTGGGAGCCACCAGCGGCGGGAGGTGCCACCAACAGTCGTAGCCCAGCAGGTCGAGCCGGGAGATCAGCGTATGAGACAAGGCGCGCCGGTCGTTCTCGCAATAAATCGCCGGGCGGCACCGCTTGATCGTCTCCGCGCCGCCCATGAGTACGGCGTGCTCCATACCCTCACAATCGAGCTTGAGCAGCCCGAGCGCGGAAAGACCCAACGAGTCGAGCGTGCCGACCGGGGTGGTCGCCACCGGGCCGTCGTGACTGGCGGCGCACACGTGCAACGACACCCCACCGCTGTTATGCACAACGCTCTCGTCGACGACCGGGTACTCCATGGTCTCGGCCTTGGCGCCGAAAGCGGCGTTGATCGGCTGCACATTGTCGCAGCCGTTGATCAGGAGATTGGCGCACAGGTACTCGAAGAGCTTTAGCTGCGGCTCCAGCGCGATGATCTTCTTCGCGCCAAGCTTGGACATCGCCACGGTATGCGTGCCGATGTGCGCACCGACCTCGACCACCACCGTGTCGGGGCCGATGATCTGCTTGAGCAGGAACGTCTCGCCCGGACTGTACTGCCCGTAGCGGAGAAGCGCCTGACCAATGAAGCGATCGTTGGCGTGAAAGAACATCAAGCCCCACTCGGTGGGGCGAAGCATGACCTTGCCCGGCAAGGCAAGGGTCATTGTATCGGATGCTGACATGAAGCTAAGCCCTCCCTAGGCGAGCGTGTTAGGCGACGGGCGCATCGGGCACCGTCACCGTCACCATACCACCCTCGATGTAGGTGGCCGTGGCGGCGTCGATGTCGGCCGTCCGCGTAAAGCGGAGGAGCCAAGAGCCGTGCTTGCCCGCCGGGTCGACAAGCTCGACCTCGACGCGGTTGATCGTCGCCGCGACCGCCTCGCCAGCGATCGTCGCCGTCGTCTTGAACGGTGCCGAGGAGACGCGGCTGACCTGCATGCTGATGTCCATGGTGCTTAATTCTCCACAGTTCGGGACCAGACCTCGCCGAGATCTTCGTCCGGTTGAGTGCGTTTCGTGCCGCAGCACGGACATGTATCGCCGACCGGTGTATCGACGCGCGGATCGTTGAATGGAACAATGATCGCGGGCCAGCCGCCGACCGGCTTGAAGGAGCCGTCAGGCTGTTCGATCCCTCGCCGCAGGAACGCGATGTTGACATCGCGCCCCGATTTGTAGACGCCCGGGGCTCGGCACTCCGGGTTGGTACAGGCATACACGCGTATAGCGTGCAAGGACTGGCGCCGCTTCGAACCGACGGCGGCACCCGCTTCATGCTGAGCCATGCGCTATTCCCCTTCAGCTTTGCGCGCCTCGACGCGCCAGTTGTCACGCAACCACTTCTTGAACGCGTCGGGGCTGTACGCCTCGACCTTGATAATGCGGTCGCGCCCTTTGCCGTCGTTGAAGCTTTTGATGTAGGCGTCCATCGCGGCTCCGGCGCCGGAGAATCCGAGCAAGCACTTGTGCTCGTCGAACTTTCCGCTGTCGAGGTCCTTCTGGTGCACCACGTAGACGTGCTTCGCCTTGGCGTTGTCACCGACGTAGCAGTCCATTCCTTCGCCCCAGCCTTCGGCCGAGCCGGTGCCGCGAATGTACCCGTAATGAGCGGGCATTGTGACACCCCATGGCTGACGGATCTGTCCCTTCGGCGTCTCGATGAAATAGTCGAGGCCGTCGAACTGGGGCAGGTCGTCACCCTTCGGCTTTGCCTTCTCGCCGGGCTTCGGCTCAGGCGGCGCGCCGTTCTTGTGCTCGATCTCTCCACCGGGCACATTGGCGGGCGGGTGCTCCGCCGGGCCGGTCTCCTCGGCCTTGTTCTCGGCGGCGGCGCCCGGCGTCGGCTGGACGCCGCTGGCCTCTTCCTTCTTGGCCACCTTGGCGGGCGACTTCGGCGTTTTGGAGGCCGCAGCGGAGGCGAACGGTGCGGGTTTGGCCTCGGGGGGCTTTCCCGGCTGTTCGCCGCTGGGCGGGGCTTCTGCGCCGGGCTGGTTCAGCCCGAAAGCGGCGCCGACGCCTTCACCCGGAGCCGGGGGCTCCATGACCGCGTCTTCCTTCTCGGCCGCCTCGATGTCTTCGTCCGTAATGTTGGTGAAGATACCGGTGACCTCGCTCGACTGACGAAGCTCTTTCATCGCGGTCGACTTGCTGATCACGCCCATCTGGATCGCTTCGTTGATAGCGTTGGTGACAACCACCGCCGTCTCCGCTTGCTCCTTCTCGGTCAGCTGCCAGAGCGGGCGGAACTCCACGCCGAAGCCGGAGGGAATTTTAATCCCTTCCGACATCGCGATGCACCGGAACACCCGGGTCATCGGAAGCTGGAGGTGGCGACGCTGTTGCTGGCGGATGCCGTCATAGTACATGCGTAGATCGGACTCGCCGGAGGAGAAGCCCGCCGGGGACTGACCGAAGAGACGCACAAGCGGGATCTGGAGCGCGCCGGAGATCTGTTCGCCGAAGCGGCCCAGCATGTCGGCCATGCCCGCGATCCCGCTGCTCTGAGCGATGTCAAATTCATCATCGCCGTCGACAACGCTGATGCCCTCGTTCTGCTGGAAGCGGCGCATCATCGAGACCTGAGCGATCACGCCCTTGGCCGCCTTACCGCCCGCCGCCAGCGCTTCGCGGAGACCCTTCATCTTGAGGGTGCGAAGGAAGCTCTTGTGGATAAGCTGGGAGGCGCCCGCCGTCGCGGCGTCGAACATGGTCAAGCGGTCATACAGCCGCTCGATCGTGCTCATGCCCCACAGGTTCTCCATCAAGCGCTGATAGTAGGGAAGGCGCACGCCCTCCAGCCGAATGACGCGGCTGTAATGGATTCGCTCCTGAATGCGGATCGGCGCGTCGTCGGTGATCCGGTAGTACTTCGGGAGACCCATGGACGGGCCGGGCTCCTTCACCAGATCGCCGATCGTCGGCTCGACCATCCAGCGGTCGAGCACCGCGATTCCCTTGAAGCCGCCTTTGCCGATCGTCTCGATCCGGAGCGGGGTGTCGTAGCGCTGGCCCTCGATCAGGAGCACGCCGAGGCACCCGCCATACAGGCGCGACCACCGAATGGTATCGTTGACCGCTTCCCAGACGCCGAGCACCTGTGCCTGCTCTTGCATCTTCTCGATGTCGTCCGGGGTCATTTCGCCCCGGAGGTCGACGCCCGCACGGGTCATGTCATCGGCGGGAAGATCGATGGCCATGCCGCCGAGCCACGTGCCGCGATACAGCCACTCCAACAGAATGCGCTGACGCGTGATCGGATTGAACCCGTAGGTGCTGGCCGACATGGTGTTGTCGGTGCCCATGCCCAGCGAGAGGGCGAAGTTCTGAAAGCTGTCGCTCGTAAGCCACGTCGCCGCATCGAGCGCGGTGACTCCACTGGTCTTCTCGATCTTGTCCGCGAGCCGGGCTGCGCTGGCTTCGGCCTGCTTGCGCGCCAGCGCGTTGTTGTCTCGCGCGACTTTGCGGGCGGCGCCGCGCACGCTGACCTTGCCCTGCACGGGCTTCGGGAGCTTCGGCATTCGCGTTTACCATTCCGGAAAGGGGTGGAGGCTAGGTGTTGTCGACCACCAGCCGGGGAAGTACTGTCATGCGGAGAGCGCGGCCCGCCCAGTTATGGGTGCACCGCTCGCTGTAGCGGATGAGGCCCTTGGTTATGCTGTAGCAGCAAACGGTGAAGGCGTTGTCCTCGGCCACAAGCAGGCTGACCTCGGGCGCGAAGGTGGGCCGCTGGAGATCGCCGTCGAAGCCGAAGAGGTCGTGCGGGAGCACATGAAAGGTGCGGCACGCATGACACCAGTGCGCGTACCCCTCGTGGGTACAACGCAAGAACAGTCCCTCGTTCACTGATGTAGCGCTAGAGCCTTAGCGCCAGATGAAGCGGTGCACGACCATAGTCGGCCCCTTCGGCACAGCCTGTGCCTTGGGAGCCGGAGGACGCGGGGTCGTCGGGCGGTCGTTCCAGCTACGGGGATTCTGGCGGGGCTTGCGCGCGCAAAGGTGCGCGAGGAGCACCGAGATCCCGAAGAGACCGAACCACCAGACCATTGTCAGTGTCCTTGCATACGGCGCGTGAAAGTCGCGCGCACCCAAACTGCGAAAGCATCTAGGCACCCCTCATCGCACACAAGCAGGTGCTTAAGATGCCTAATCCTGTATTCCGAATGGTCCGTCCATCCGCGCACAATATCGTCCAGCACCGCGCGGCGCATGTTGGCGACCGCCTTCGGGTCAAGCGCGGCGCGATCCCGGCGCCGAGGCGGTCGGGGAAGTCCGGAGTTTGGACTGACGCCGACCATGTTACACCAGCACCAGCCGCAGATGTTCGACCGCCCAGATGATAACCCAGAGGGTGCCGCCGATTGTAGCGACTAGCCCGATACCGGCGAGGATGGCCAACGGCCACAGGTTGATGTCCGGAAACATGTTAGTCCTCCGCCCTCCGCTTGAAATGCTGGCACGTCGCCTTGCTGTTGCCGATCAGCATGCACCGCGTCTCGGCGCGAGCCCGGCACGTGCATTGCCCGTTGTCCTCGACCGGCTTCGCGTCTTCGAAGTAGCGGCACATGTAGAAAAGCTGCGCCGGGCCGGGCGGGAGCCTTGCGGCGAGCGCGCGGCGCTCGATGATCGGAAGCCTCGGCATGTGTTACGGGTTTCCTAAAAGCGTTCTGTACGCAGCGATCCAATCCGTGGAGATCAGCCGCTGCGCTTCCTCCAGTGTCATACTCCCGGCACACACCAGCGAATGAAGGTGGTTTTCAAGCCGGTCCTTGACATGAGCGTTCCATGGCGCCGTCTTGTAGTTCTGGGGCCACAGGTTGGTAATCTCGTTGCTGCCGCCAAGCTCCAAGCTGATGAGGTGGTCGACCTCGTACTCGCCGGGCTGGCGTCGCGCGATTCCGTATTCCTTGTAGACCTTGTTCTTCTCCGCGCTCGGCACGTTGCGCACCGAGCCTGCGTAGCCCGGCTTGCACACTTGCTCCGCGCTGACCCCGCTCAGGGCGACCCCGGGAGTCAGCGACGGCGTAGGAAGGTCGGCCGCGCTGGCGCTGAAGCTGAGTGCAAGCGCTACGAGAAGCGCCGCCAAGCCCCACGGCTTCTTGGGAGTCAGCACGCACCGGCAGCAGTTCAGCACCTCGGAGTCGCTGATCGTCCACGTGAAGTCCAGCGTATCGCCGTTCCGCATTGTCACCGGCTCCGGCTTCTTGGCGAAGACATCGGCGTCGATCTTGCGGAAGATCGCGATGGGGTCTTCCTTCTTGTCCTCGACCAGCGGGCGAAAGCAAGTGGCGGCGAAGCATGGTTCCTGCTCGGAGCGAAGACCCGGCACGTAGATCTTGGGGTTGTGAATCTCCTCCAGCAAGATCCAAAGCCCGTCCTCGTAAGTAACAAACCGGCGGATCGTGTAGACCTCGTCCTTCTTCGGAAACGTCAGCTTGTACTTCACCACCAGCGACGCGTCGCCGCTATCCGGAACCCAGTTGTCGTCGATGCACACCACCTTCTGGCCTACCTCGAACATCAGTTTCCTCCAGCCGTCCGTTGCGCCTTGTCGGCACGCTCGCGCTCCGCCGCTTCGGCTTCTTCTTGGTGGTCCATGAAGGCAGCGGAGGCGATGAGGCCCGAGAAGCGGTGTCCGCTGTTCCAGCCACAGGTACAGGTCGCGACAACGCCCTTGTCATCCGCAACCAGCGTGCCTCTTACAAGATTGTGCTTCATCAGCGTCGTCCCTTCTTCCGCACTACCTCGAACATGTTACTTCGCGCTCCCAATTTTAATTTTGCGTGGCAACAGCAAGAAGTGACGCCGAAGGTTTCGGACCGCCATGCGCGCGACAATGTCGGAGAGGTTCTTGACCTCCTCCGCTCCGGCGCGAGGCTTCCCCGCCAGAACGTTGTCGCACACACTGTCGATGGCCCGCTCGGTTACTTTGGCCGCCCGCTCCGCTGTCGTCGGGCGCCGTTTCTTGGTCTTCACGGTACGTTTCTTCGCGAACCTGAAGCCGTAGCGCACGTCGTGATGGCGCAAAAAGTACCCGGCGATGTCATCGGCGGCCATTGCGGTTACACCGGGCAATTCGCGGAAGTCATCGTAACAGGAAAGTAGCCTGTCAATATCACGCATGAGTCGGTCGCGAAGCTCTTTCCGCTTTGCGGACTCCTTGACCGTGCGGCGCGCTTTCCGGCGAGCGGTAAGCATGTCAGTGTCCCCGCCTACTTCCAGCCCGTAGCCCGGTCGATCCGGACAACCCGCTCCCACGGGTAGAAGCTGGCGTCGCCACGAAGATCATACCGGCTATGTACTTCCACGCCGCTCGGGCTCTGGTGCACATAACCGCTGTGCCAGCTTTTGCCAGCCGGAGAAAGCGCGCCCTCCGCGAGGACGACGGTGTCGACTTGTGCCATAGGTTGTACCTCGACCAAAGCTGAGGCTCGTAGCCGTGAGCGCGGAGCCAGTTGTGCATCTCCGCAATGGGAAGCGTGACAATCGGAAGCTCGTCGCCGGGGTCAATGGCCTTCGCCTCGACGCCCCATGTACCAGCTTCGCGGTCTTCCCAATTGTGGAACGTCACCTGTACGTGCTTCGGGAGTGCCATAGCTAAGGCTCGCTTATCTGTTGCTAGTGCGGTCACCATACCTCCCGAGGCGAATTGTATTCAATCCTCCTCGGGATTGGCGGCGCGGTACAACTGCACCTGTTCGTAGAGGTCGACGTCCTTGGCGTTGCCCGTGGCTCGTTTGTAGTCAGAGCATTCCGTACCCTCGGCGGCGCCGACCAGTTCGCATGTCGGCGCGCGGCCGAAGAGTTTGGCCAGCGGGCCGGTGCGACGACGTTCGTCGCATGTACAAGCCCCGGTCTCGTCGTCGAACCATGTGCATGTCGCCGCGCTCTGACGAGTGTCCAACGGCGATGTTGTCTTGGCGCCCGGCAAGAGGTCGGCCCAGCGCGTGGCAATATCTGCCTCGGTGGGCGCGGCGGGCTGACTCAGGAAGTCGTCGGCGCTGGGAGCTTCGGCCTCTGGCGCCACCGGCTTCTTTGGCGGGAGCTTGAGGCGCGGCATCAGTGGTATCCGTTGAAGAACCAAAGTTCCAACGCTACCAGCCCGGCGAGGACGAGCACCGCGAGCGCGGTGTAGACGTGGTCACACCATGTCTTCGGCGGCGGGTAGCGCTTGCGCCAGTAGTCGTGCGTCATGTCAACCCTCGTTGGCTATGCGTAAAAGCACATCACCGTGGCATGGTAGCGGCTTGCAACAGCACACCAAGCTTTTGCCGCGAAGCTCGCTTTTGACCGCCGCGATGAGATCCGGGCAATCGCGCAGGTACTTCTCGAAGCGTTGTATGGCCTCCGCGCGCGAAGCGACCCGCACCGTGCCACGAGGCGCGTTATCCATGAACGTGTACGGGTTGCCCCAAGTGTTGGGGCGCATGATGTTCACCGCATCGGGCGGGGCGTCGCGGTGATGCTTATTGTAAACCTTGGGGAGGCGCGGCATAGCGAAGAGCCTTTCTTAGTTGGGCTTCTCCGATGACGTACCCCACGTCACGTGGTCCTTGCCCTCCGCGATCACCTTCTGGGCCTTCTCGCTCTTCTCCCCGGTATCGTCCTTGTTGAAGTGCGGGAAGGCGCGGCTGACCGCGCGAATGAGGCCGGGCACCGTCAGCCGGGCGCCGAATTGCCGAATGACATTCTGTACCATGCGGTGCACCCCGGCGGGCTCCAGATCGGCGCGCACGACCGTAATGTGGCCGACCTCTTCGAAGTAGACCACCTTCAACGTCGGGAACCGGAGGTAACCCGCGAGGCGAATTCGTACGGTGTGGTCCGCGATCACGCGCTCGATCTCGTCAAGCGCCGACTGGTCCAGTCGTCGGTTGTGAATCGTGCGGCTCAGGTTGTCCACCAGCGGCTGCATCACCGCGCGCGGCACCATTTCCTCGGCTGTCAGGGTTTCGAGCATCGTCGGTCCTCTCATGTATGCGAAGCGCGTAGCCTCGGCCGTAGACTGTCTCGATTTCGACGCGGGCGCCGCGAAGCTTTCGGCGCGCTCGCTTCACCACGCTGTCGACCGAGCGCCCCAGCCGGTTCCCCGAGCCATACGCTCCGTACAACACGCGCATCAAGGAGTCACGGTCCAAGGCGCGCCCGTTGGCTTCCCAGAGCGTTTGGAAGAGGTCAAAGCTCTTCGGGCAAAGATAGTAAGCGGTGTCATCAATGACCACGCTGTTGGCCTCGGCAAAGAGCCGCACGCCGTTGAAATTCGTCAGTGCTTGGCCGCAGCACGGGCACGCCTTCTTTGGCGCGTCGTAACCATGCTCGTTTTGGTACTGGTGAGGCATGCCCCTGTTCCCTTCTCCCGAGACAAGCACCGCTCCGGGGCTGACTCCGGAGCGGTGCTGTCGCGGGGTTATGGCTGAGGCCGCCCGGCGCGTTCCCATCTATAGCCGCGCTGGCCTGACTTTCAGCCGAGCAACCACCCCGACCCCACTGCCGCGTCGGGGCGCGGCAAGCGTCCATTCGGTGCCGGTACTCTCCCGGCTGTCAAGCCTACCCGCGAAGATGTACGCCTCGCGGTCTTTCTGGCAGTTCCCCCGCAGGGCTTTCGCGGAAGTCAAACTGCTGCCTTCAGTCCCGGGCCGGTTGTCCAGCCGCACCGCCGGGAAGAGGTTTGCGCTGCCGTACATGACAGTCCGCGCGCTGGACCCCCTTGAATGGTTGCGGGGGGAGGATTTGCACCTACCGACCTTCTGGTTATGAGCCAGACGAGCTGCTACTGCTCTACCCCGCAGTCCGTACCGCCTTTCGGCGGAATAGAAAGGGAGCCCCGGAAAGAGAGCCGGGAGCGCTGGCCAGTTTGTAACCCCCGGGGTGGTAATCTGGGGGCCATCTTGGGGGCCAAGCGCCGGGCGCTTCGTTTCGCGCCGCTCCACAAAAGTCATACCCCCGCGTCAGGCAGGTTCCGGATCGCGGAGCCAATCGGGGAGGTCTGGAAGCACAACACACAGGTTGCGCCAGCGATGCGTGCAATCGTTCAGGTACGAGATAATCCCGTCCGTCAGAATGTAGTGGCAACGCGAAGCGGGCACCAGCATCACACCGTTCTCGATGATCGGCTCGGTGCTGACATTCATGCTGGGCGAAAAGGTCGGCTTCAGCACGTCGCCGTTCCATGTCCAGAACGCGCCGTTGGTTTGCCGCTCGATGGTGCTGAAGGCGTGCATGGAGTCGCACGCCGGGCACCAATGACCGAGCCCACCGCCGAAGCTTCCACCCTTGCCTATGGTCCTGAGCTTCCGACTCAGTTGCCCCATGGCTACACCGACGGGAAGGGCACAGCTTCTTCGATGGTGATCTCGTACTCCTGTCCCGGCTTGAAGTGCCCGCGCGCCGCCGGGTTGGCGATAACCAGCATCAGCGAGCCTTGCGGCGAGGCCACCGCCCACTTGTGGTTGGGCGACTCCGGGTTGTTGCTGTAGACCGCGCGAAGCTCGACCTTTTCCTGTCCCGTCGTGACAAGAATTTCCTGACAGTACATGCGTGCTTTTATCATGATTCGGTAGCTCCATTGCTACATGTGGAGCCCGAGCCCTCGCGCTGTCTCCAGCGGCACGAATCGGGCATGTCGTGCGCCACCGCCTTTGCTAAGGGCTCTCAGGCCCCGCGCCGGTCGGCTGCGATTCTTCCGCCTCGGCCGCCCCTTCGTTTGGGGCGCTTAACGGGCTTTCACCGTGGGCTTCTCGGGCCGCTTCCTCCTCCAGCATGGGGAGGGTGCGCTTTCCGCACAGCGCGGCGTATTCCTCTTTGGTGTATTCTCCGGTCGGCGGCATGACCGAGAGATCAATGTAGGGGCCGCCTCCAAGGTGGAAGGCCCAGCACAACCGGCCGTGCGCGTGGAACGGTGAGCCCTCGTAGAAGTAGCCGGGATTGGCCGCGCCCAGCACATCAGCGAGGAGCGCGATACCATGAACGCGCTTGATCGTCGCCTGTATGGCGACCACTAGCTCCTTCGGGGCGCACGCCCAGCTTCGCCAAGGCACCGCTATGAGGTCGATGTCCCGCGCCAGCGAGCCGTGCGTCGCGAGCGCGTAGCCATGAGCCCGGGCACATGCTGTCAGCGGATCGATCAACTTCTCGTACAGGTTCTTGGCGCGCTCCATATCCTCTTTGGTGCGCGGGGTGTTCGTGGCCATGTCGCGTCTCTTAGGACAAAGGGTCGGGGCGCACTACCAATTGTGCTACAGCGGGCAGTCCCGCCTCACGGCTACGCTCGGTGGCGGGGGTCGAACCCGCACCTCCCCACTGGGCTGCGCTGCCTAGCTGCGCCACCGCCGGTTTTTCCAGCGGACGGGATTCGAACCCGCGACCTGCCCCACAAGCTCGTTCAAATGTACGCAGCGCCTCGCGCTCTATGTAGTCGACCGCGTCCTGTTCCAGCTTGTTCAGGACGCCGGGCTCGACCGTCATGCCAGTGGTGGGCGGAAGAAAGTAGGGCTCCATCCGCACCATGAGTTCTACAACGCGCTTGTTGGCGTTATAGACCGACTGCACATTGATGACCGGCTCCTGTACCATGGCGCCTACGCGCGCCAGCGCTTCGTCCATCTGGTGCCGCAAGGCTTCCAGCACCGACATGCCGGGGAGCGGTGATACCAACTGAGCGCTCAGCGTGAAGGTTTCCAGCACCGGCTGTATCGGCATCAGCGAGGCGGCGCGTACAATGGCCGGGCCAGCGCTGGCGGCGAGCATGGCGCCGAGGAAGGAGCGTCGCGAGAGCGCGGGCACTAGTCCTTCTCCCAGAGAATGGTAATCAGCAGCGGCCATTCCAGCGCGACGATCACCAGCTTCCAATCCAGCTTGTCCTCAGAGTAGCGGCAGTACAGCGCCAGCGCTCCGAGAAAGATCGCCGTCGTCGTCAGATAGGCGAAGGCGATCCACGCAATGATTTCCCCGATCCCCATCGGTCGTCCCCTCTAGGCCCGCGCGGGCCGCTCATCGACGAGCCACACATGTTGCGGCACGACGTCCTCCCAGACATACGCCTTCTTGGTCGTGGGGTCGTGCAACTCGTGCCCGTCCCAGAATACCAAATGTGCGTCGCCGGGGTAGTTGATGCTTTCAACCTGAACAATAGCGCGGCGCCCCCAGAGGGTCGCCTTGTAGGCCCGCACCTTGGCGTCGCGCTGCTCCACCGTGCGACCCGCGATCAGGAGCCAGCACGCGGAATAGCCGAGCTTGAAGCCGAGTAGCTCCGGCACCTCACGCATGTCGGCGCTGTCGGCGCCGGTTTGCTGCATGCGGGCGGCGCGGTCGGCCGGAAGGCGCCGCACGATCTCCTCGTACGGTAGCTCCAGCGCCATCGCCAGACAGCACAAGAAGCAATCGTGGTTGTGCCGTTGCGTGACCGTTTCCATCAGTGCACCGTCGGCTTCGACTGGGGCGGCTGGTCGCCCCGCAGCAGCCGGGCCTCCTCGAACGCGCCCAGCGATTCGAAGGCCCGCGCCATTTCCTCGGTGCGCTGACGCTTGGCCTCCTGCATGGCGAGAATCCGACCACCACCCATCTTCGCGAGAAGGTCGCGCGCCTTGCGCCGCTCGCCCTTCTTGATGAGCGTGATCATGGTCGGGAGTACCCCGCCCATGTAGGGAAGCTCGATACGCGAGTAGTGGGTCATCAGCCCGAGCGCCTGCTTGACGTCGCGAAGCGACCGGTTCTCGTTGATCATTTCGCCCAGCAAGAACCAGATGGTCTGATGCACCGGCTCGCAGTCGTTGTGCATCTTGGCGTAATAGCCAGCGATCGCGTGGAAGATCAGCTTAGACCGCTGATTGGTTTCTTGGAATACATCGCGCGCTTCCCCGTCACGACGATTCCAATCGAATTGGCCGATCGTGATGTTCGTTCGATACCCGATCTTCGTCACAGCTTTTGCTCCCCTAGCCCCGGCTCTGCTCCGTCCATACCCGGGGCGCTGTCGAAGCGCGCCCAGAACGCCGTTTCCCAGCGCGAGGGTGGGCGATTGCGAAGCTGGGCCAGCAGGAGCGGCCGGAGCGCCTTCAAGCTTCCTGCCTCGCGGATTTCGCCCAGTGCGGCCTCCCGGGTGCGGAACTTCCGGCCGAATAGCTGTTCAGCAATGGCGCACGCCTCGGTGCGCCAGAGGAGCGACGCCATGTGGTACAGCGAGGTCTCGCGCGAGCCGCCCCAGCCCCACGTACTGGCGAAGCTCGGCACCAGTTGGCGGAGCGGATAGCCGTAAGCTTCGGACAGCATACCGTCGACCGTGCGGTCGAAGAGCAAGCGGTGCGCGTGCGCGAAGTGCGCCTTGTCAAACGACTTCTCATGCCAGATGTCGGCTACAGCCCAAACCCCGTCGAAGGCGAGCCGCATCGCGCGGATCTGTTCCTGTAGGCGATGCAACGTATCGGACGCGCTCTTTAGCTCGATGCCGATGATCCGGTCGAGGAGGAGCGCCATGTCGACCCGACCGCCGCTGCTCGCGGTATCGAGGGTCAGTTCGTGCCGAATGCTGCCGCGCGACACGCCCTCATCGAGGAGCCGGCGCACTACAGCGGCGCGCACATGGTAGTCCTTGCTCGGGCTGGTGAATTGTACGCGGGGCATCAGCGGACCTTTAGGTAGCTGGTAATGCGTCCCATGAGGCCGCTTTGCGGCTCGGCGTACAGCGGATCGAAGAAAACGCTGCGCCCGTCGCACAGCCCTATGACGGACCAGTGCCAGCGCCGGGTCGATGTCGGGTATAGCTCGACCTTTACAAGAGTGCGCCCGGCGAAGAGCGGACCCCAGTCGCGCGGCATGGGGCGCAACCGATCCTCGGCGTCAAGCCCAAGTCGCCGAAGCGCCGCAGCGACTTGCCGCGTCGTGGTGCCGTTCTTAACAAGGCTGATCGGTCCGAAGGCCGCGAGCGCCTTGTCGTAGGAACAGCCCGCGAGAATGGCGACGCATGCTACACCACAGTCGTTCTTGCCGCGCTGGGGCACATGTCGGAGGACGCGGGGCATTAGTGGTGCACGAAAGCTACGACAACAATGAGCGCGCCAACCGCCACGCATACAATAACTGCCGTTGTCATCGTCAGCCCCATCAACCGAAGATCGCCCGAGCGACCACAACGCCGAATGCCGTCAGAGAAAACAACACCCAAACCGCGAGCACCGCAAGAACCGCCGCCCTCACCGGAGCACCCAATACGCGGCGCAGAGTGCGGCCGACGTGAGCACCCCGCACCAGAACCCCCGGCGCCCGTGGAGCCGTTCGAGGTAGTCCGGGTTGTGCTGCGCCCATGGCGGCCGAATGCCGAAGAAGCTCTGCACCTTCCTGAGCGCCACAATGTACGCCTTGTACCAAAGCGAGGGGCTCGCCCGCGTTCGCTGAACCGGGTTGGACGCGGACCACTTGTGGCACCCGCCAGCAATGCACTCCGGCGAGGAGCACAGACCGAAAGGCTCAACCGGGCACGGTGTATTGATCGAAGTCATGCCATCTCCCCTAGCTTTTCCCAGATCGCCAGCGTGCTGTTGCCCACCAGCATGGAGAAGGCCCGCGAGGAGGCGTCCATCTGGTCCATGTGCTTGATCGAAGGCACGCCCGCTAGCTCCTCAAGGTACGCCTTGTTCCAAGAACCCTCTACAAGGGCTACGTTGCCGACATTCACCTGCGCCGCGTAGGGGCTGGCGCGCGTCAGCTTGTCGCCGCTCTCCGGCGTCGCCTCGACCTTGTAGCCAGCAAGCTTGGCCACGAAGTTCTGGGCTTGGCTCTTGCCCGCCTGACCGGGGTCCTGCGGGAGTCCGATACGGACGTCATACCCATCCTGCTGGGCGGTGCGGATGATCGAGGCTTCGACCTCCTCAGGCCCGCCGCGAAAGCGCACAACGTCCTCGATTACATAGCGGTTGTTGCGGAGCTTGGTCATCCGCACGCCGACCGTCCATGACGGGTCGTTGGTGCCGAGGTCTTCGGTTGCCGCAAGGTCCCACGCGCGCACGGTGTCGCCGTCCGCCGGAGCGGCCGGGAGTACCATAATCATCGGCACCTTGAACATCGTGCCCTTCTTGTTGGAAGGGCGCTGTCCATACAGCGAGACCCAGTCGCGCGAGTCCGGGCCACCCATCGCCATCATGATACGGCGCAAGGCTTGTACCGGGTAGCGCTCGGGCCATACGCTGATCGGCTGACCTGTCTCCTCGTCCGCGCAGCTAAGGCTGACCACCTTCCACTGGTCGCCGCCCTTCTTGGCTTCCTCTAAAAGCCAACCACACAAGTCGTCTTGGTGCCACCGCGTGTTGATAATGACAATAGCGCCGCCCGGCGCGAGGCGGGTATACGCGGTGCTCGTATACCAGTCCTTGACGTGTTTGCGGCGCGCTTCGCTCTCGGCACTGCTGCGGTCCTTGAAGGGATCGTCAATACACAAGAGGTGGGCGCCGCGACCGGTCATGCCCGAGCCGCCGCCCGCGCTGTCGCCAATGCCAGCCGAAAGGAAACCACCTTCCTCGTTGGTCTTCCACCGCCCCTTGGCTTGACTATCGGCCGCAAGGCTCACGCGCGGAAAAAGCACGTGATAACGGTTGCTGGCTACAATGTTGCGGACATCGCGGCCGAATTCTTCCGCCAGCGGGCTGTCGAAGCTGGCGGTCATGACCTCGCGGTCAGGATAGGTGCCGAGGTACAGCGCCGGGAAGGTTCGCGTACCAAGCTCGCTCTTACCATGACGCGGGGCGGCGAATATCATAAGCCGGTCGTTCTCGCCCCTGAGTACCTCGTCGAGCGCGTCCGCGATCTGATAGTGCGGAGCGCCGGGGCGATACTTCGGCTTTACGTACTGCACGAAGTCGATGGTGCGCTGGCGGGCCGCCCGGCGCCGCAGAAGCTCCTGCGCGGCGAGAGCCGAGCGCTCCAGTTCTTCCTGCGACAACTTCTTGGGCGCCGTCGCCTGCGCTAGATGTAGGCGCGGCATGCATCACCTCTAAGAACAAAGAATGGGGGCCGTCCCTCCGTACCGTGCTCCAGCACATCGCTGCCTACGAGTAAGCGGCCCGTCTATGTGCTGGCGGCCGTGCCTCCCCACGCCCCCGTGAGGCACCCGTACTTGTTGTGCTAAAGCTTCTCGATCAGCGGGTGGTGCGTAGCCGGGCTCGCTTGCTCGACTGAAAGGCGGTAGCACAACGGTAGGCACTGTTCTCCCAAAGCAGCCGCTAGGCGCTCTTCCATATCCAGCGGGTTGCCCCGCCCGGTATGGATACGGGTCGCAGCCGCGCGCACCTTTTCTCCAACGTCAGCGCCCCAGCGCGCGACAAAATGTTGAAAGATCACGCCGCCCTCCTGCCCCGGCTCCGGGCCAGCATGCGCCACTGCATCTGTTGTAGCTCGCGCGCCTCTTGCGCCTGAAGCTCGGCGACAATGACGCACACGCTCTCCTGTATCAGGCGGAGCGTAGCGATCATCCCGGTCTGGCGCAGCGCCGTCATCGCTTCCACCGCCGACAACTTGATCGGCGAGGATGACAGCACCGCGCGGATTGGCTGCGGTAGCGCATCGAAGGCCGACATTTCATCGGCGTCGGTGCTGAAGACAACGCGCGCGGCACCGTTGATGCCGATGTTGTCCTGTTGTCGGGGAGTGACCATTAGCGCCCCTATTCCTCGTCGACACCTTCGCGGGCCTTGACCGCCATCGCCTTGCGCCGCTCCTTCAGCGCCAGACCCATCACCGCGATCTCCGAGAGTACATCGTCGGGGAGGTCGCCCAGCGGGCCGTTGTCGGCGTCTTGGACAACCTCGACATTGGCGAGGCGCGGGTGAATGTAGGGCGCAAGATCCTTTGCGCAGCGCTGCGCGTTGTGCCGGGCCGGGCCGTAAAGCTCCAGCAAGGCTACAAGCCGGTCGCGCTCCTTGAGGCTGCGCGGGCGCTTCAGCATGTCCTCAACAACAGCGCGTATCTCGTCGGCGCGCTCGTGCCAAAAGGTCATGTTGTCGAGCATGACCGCGACGGGGTGGTTACCAGACCGAATGATCTCGTTGCTGATACCACGGCTGAGTCGATTCGTGTATCCGACCGGCCCCGTATGCTTGGGTCGGCCCACCGGCCGTTTGCCGTTCTGCTGCGCCGGTACAGTTGCGGGGAGTGGGGGCATAATTTCTGCTCTCTAAGCTATTGACGTACCGAGAAAGCGTACCCGGATAGAGGACAGCACGTTGCGGGGGAGACCACATGTGCGCGAGAGGGAGTCCCATACCCTCTACCCGGGTACTTCTGCCAGCATTGCGGTGCTGATTCGTTGTCTAGTTGGCGCTGCCCCGGCCGCGCGGATCCATGATCTCAGGCGGTCCTTTGTGGACGTGCACCGACACCTCTTCCTCATACCGGCTGCGCTCGGGATGGCGCGGCAGGGGGTGGAAGATCTCGCTGGTCTTCCCGGCGCTGTTCTCGATGATCGCGCGGTCCCACAATTCGTTGTGGGCGCCAAGCGAGTCGCTGGGAATGCTGACAAGCTGGCCAATGTCGAACCGGATATCTTCCTGCCCGAGGGGGCGGTGCGCGGTGATCTCGACAATGGCTCCGCCATAGCACTTGTTGATCGTGAAACTCTCGGCTTCGACGATCTTGGTCTGGCCGCCCATGGGGTGGTCCCGTAATACCTTGAGGGTGAACATATCTGCTGTCTCCTGTCTGGCTTCTATCTTCTGTCTGCTGGGTAAGCGTACTAACGAAGTCCGTACTTGGGGCCTTTGGCCGTGGCGGCGCTTGAATTCCTCCGCGTCGGGCATGTAGCCGCCGACATAGGTCTGAAGACCATCGGGGCTGTAGCCAGCAAAGCCGCATGTGACCGTCATGTCTCCCGGGCTGGGCGCCGCTATTGGTGCCGCGCCGTGGAATTCGACCCGCTTGGTGGTGCCGTCGGGGTAGTACTCGATGGCGCGAATCCTCGGGCATGTGGTGTCGTGAGATAGACCACAATGCGGGCACTTCGCTGTGCTCGGGTCGGCGCTGGAAATGTCGTGGGACATCGGAACAGCCTTGTCACATTCCTTTACGAAGATCGCGTCGGTAAATCCGCCCGCCTGAACACATACATAGACGCTGCGGCGCACAACCACCTCGTCTCCCGCCCAAAACTCCGATTTCTGTAACCAGTCGAGTGCCGGAGAAAGATAGTCGTGCCGGAATAGCTCGGCCAACGTTATGCGGTCCATCCCTTCGCCCTCCGGCAGTCCGCGAACATCTTGTCGCGTCGTGCCTGCTTGCGGGCTTCCCGGCGCTGGCGCTTGGCGCGCTCGGCCTCGGCCCTCGTCTTATTGTAGCCACCGCCGACTGTCGGCATGTCAGTGCCTCCGCTTCCCCGGCTTCTTGCGCCGGTACTTCAGCGCGCGGGCCTTGCGGCGCTCGTGCCGGTTGTTGGCTTCGGGGATGTCGATGTATCCCATGGACACGATGTCCTTGAGGATGTGGTCTTCATGCCACGGGCCGCAAATTGTGCCGCCGACCGTCCTGTCCCCTACCACGATCGGGTAGTAGCGACTGGCAATCTCCGACATGCCGAAGCGGGGCGCGGTCATGACCGCCATGGTCCGGGCCTCGGTGTCGCCGAAGTCCGTATTCACGAACACGTACCCGTTGGGATCGTCGACTATGATGTTGTCGTCGATCACAATTAGGTCCGGTTTCCGCCCCAGCACCGACATTCTCAGCCTCCTACCGCTCCAGCCTCGCGCGCGTTGGCGTAGCTTCGGCACGAGTCACATGTACGAATGTGGGGCTCGCTGGTGAAGAACTCCGCCGCGCAGCGCAGACATACCCGATGAAAGACGCTCGGGCGCGCTACCGCTGCGGGCCGAGGATTGAGGATCGGCCCGCTGTAGTGCGCCTTGGGCGGTACAACCGACAGCGCGTAACGCCATTTCTTCACTTGCTGGTCGCGCTTGTAGGCCGAGCACCACAGCACCGTCTCGATGAGGGTCACCTGTACGAATTCTTCCTTGTCGGGGGCTCCATTCTCCCCGGGGGTCACGCGCTTCTCCTGACCAACGCGGACGATCTCGACGCGGGCGCCGCTCGCGGGCTGGCGCTCATACACCGACACCCACAGCCTCTCCTTTTGCTGGAGGGAGGCTGTGGGCTGGTTGTCCCAATTCGGACGAGGCATTGCCATTGCTGGCGCGCCTACGCCACGAGTTCGAGCTGCGTCGCGCACGGCTTACCGGTACGCGGGTTGTTGTCGACGATGAAGCCGACCTTGTCGCCTTCATTCAGGTTGTCCAGTCGCGACTGACGGACAGCGCTGATGTGCACGAAAACGTCGGTGTCGCCGTTGTCGCGCTTAATGAAGCCGTAACCCTTGTCCGCGTTGAACCACTTAACGACGCCGGTAACTTTGCTCATCTGTTTTCCCCTGAGAGCATATGCGCGCGGAGCTATCCGGGCCGCGCGGTCCCGTAACCCAGCCGAGCGTGGCGGGGAATTCCATGTAGCGGAAACGAAAGTAGCGGGAGAGGATGCACCCTGCTCCCGCTACCGTTTCGACGCGTCGAATGCCGGAGCGACACGAACGCCGCTTTCCTTGTCTCCCTGCCCGATATTCACCCCGACGCGTGGACCCCATCTGGAAGTCGTAACGCCGAAGAAGGATTCGCCCTCGGGCCAAGCGGGGCGCTGGCAGCCGCACCTCCGCGAAGATCTAGAACCTCGCGGCGCTTGCTTCATGCCAATGACCGGCAGAGACGACATACCCCCGCGTGCGAGTACAGCGGGGGCAAATTCGCTTTTTGCGAAGACAGGGGTGCTTGGGAACCCACCCTACGAAAAAACTTCGACTTCGCAATAGCGTTGTTCTGAGTGCGTACGCTTCAGTAACAAGACAGCAAAGGTCGCAACCGTCGCATTATCGACATGCGCCGGAGACGTTTGATCGCCGCTTCTTCCATATAGGCAATGTTCTGAGCGCTCACCCCGTACTCGCGGCCTAGCGACGCGAAGGTGCGTGTGGGTGCGCCCCAGCGGCCGTCGGCGCCTATCCCATAGCGGGCGCGAATCACCACCCCCTGAGCCTGTGGAAGGCGTGCCACAGCCTTGCTGAGGATAGCGCGAGCGGCGCCCAGCACTGGCGAAGGGCGCGAATCCGGAACGTCGAGGAGAAGCCCGGCCGGGCGCTCGCGCCGCTTCTTCATTCGGACGCCTGTGCCGCGAGTCGCGCGCGGCGTCGCGCGGCAGTGGTGAGTCCACCTTTTCGGCTATGCTCGTACGCTTCGGCCGGGGTACGCAGAGCATTGAGCGCGTAGGCTCCCCGACTCCCGATCACCTTGGTGCGCTCGTCGCCTTTGGCAAATCGTATACCGCTGGGCATGCGCCCCTCGTCGCGCATCTTCTGACCATTCTGGCGCCCAAGCGCCGAGTGCATCTCGAACAGATAGGCTCGTACAACGCGCTCATAGTAAGTGCGGCACGCCGAGCATACGCCAGCACGCATGTGTGGACAGCCACCTTGGGTGACCGCCCGGTCCATGTAGGCTTTGTTGATCCTTGGCATTACCGCGCCTTCCCTAGCTCGCTACGCAGCCGCGCCACCTCGGCATCGAGGGCGTCGATACGGGCGGCGGCGTCAAGGGCGAGTTGGCCGAGTTTGCTAATGCTCGGTTCGCAGTATGGACACTGGCTTCGGTCAACCATCTGGTCACAGGCGTCATGGCCGTTGACGCACTTCTCGTCTCGCTCGTCTTCGGCCAACTCATACAGCCGCGCGGCCAGTTCGTCGGTGGTGTCCGTGCTCATGGCTTGGCCTTGCGGTTGATGGGAATCACCCAGAAATGCGCAAACAGCGGGTTGCGCTTTTCCCACGCATGCTCGATGGGGTCCTGGTCGATAATGCTTAGATGCTCCAGCGCGTCGTAGATGTAACTCTGCACCTGTGCGGTCGTGAGTCGCCCAGAGCGGTCAGTGAGTTGCACCCGGAGCGTGTGCACCTGCGGCTTCACGGCGTTCGCCTTTGCGTGGGGTTTCGAGGTCATGGTGTCCGCTCCTTGGCCGCGAGGCCGAAGCCAATACCGGAGCCTTTGTCGGCGTTCATTGACCAGTAGTAAGGCTGTCCCCAGTGTTGGACTTTGTGACACTTCGCACACTCTCTGACCGTGTTCTCGCACCCTACGGTCCCGTCACCGTCGCGATAGCGCCATCGGTGGATGCAAAGGCTAAACATCACCGCTCTCCCTCTGGCGACGGGGCGGCGCAAATCTCAGCCACCATAGCCATCTCCGTAATCTTTGGGATCGTTAGGGTCGACATCGGGCCACTCATCCTCCTGTTCCGTCCGCCCCGTCGAGGGGAGCGCCACGTCAGGGTTGTTCGGAAGCGCCTTAGCAAGGCTACGCAGCAGCTTGGCCACCGAGCCGTACTGGGGAAACTTGTCGAACCCCTTCGCTGTTTCCTCTGCCTCCCGGCGCAGCGCCGTCACATCCGGCATCGGCAATAACTCCCCCGGCTTCGTCTCTCCCGCCTCGGCCGGAGGCGTGGGATGGGCTGCGGGTGGGAGGGGCACAACCGTCCATGCGATAGCCTGATCTTGCGGGACGGCTTCGCCTTTCCAGTTCCAGCACTTGCTGCGACGGTCGAACGTGCAGTCAGCGAGGCGCACCCCAACCTTCGTCCAGATGTCTATGGAAGCGTCGAACGGTGCCTTACTCATGTCGAAACACCATGTGGCGCCCGACGCTGGCAACGCGAGAGCGGCGCAAAGGCGGTCGAGCAAGCCCGGAACATCCAGCGGCAGTCGCCACTCGCCATTCGTGAGTGTGACTATGGCGTTTCGCGCCTCCTTCACCAACGCGTTTACGGTCTGCTCGGTCACGTGTTGTCTCCTCCTGTAACGTGCGACCCCGAAGAATCATGCGTTACAGTAATCATACCCGCAAACTGCCCGGTATCAAAAATGTGATGTTCTACAAGCCACACCTGTCGGCCGAGTCTCTGTGCGCGTTGGTGCAGTGAAGACAACAGCGCGTCAATAACCCCGGGCGACAAATGCTGTGTAGGCTCGTCCAGAATTTCGATGTTGGGCTCGACACCAGCGTGTGCAAGCAAAAGCTCCGCCAGCGCGAAGCGTACCGCCAACTGCCAGATCTGTACCTCTACGCCACAGAAACTTTCCCAACGCACCGGCTTGGTGTGCCCCGGCGGGTACAGCAAGGTCTGGAAGGAACGCGATACCTTGCCGGTGCTGGTCTCCTTCTCGGTCGCAAACTCCATGCGCCAGCCGGACAGGCCAAGCTCGGCGGCGTTATTGTTCACCGCCTCCTCCAAGCTCCGGAGGAGGTCGTCGATCTGGTTGAGGCGAATGGTACGGTAGCCCTCGGCCCAGAACTTGTAGCATTGGGCGGAGTACTCAGCCTCGGCGCGCGCGGCGTCGCTGGTTTCAAGCTCGGCTAGGGTTACTTCTATGCGCCCGCTGACCTCGGCCATGCTGGCACGGAAAGGGTTTACCTCCGCCTTGCCCACGCACCGCTCGAACGCGGTTATGGTCGCCTTCCAGTCCGCTACATCTTTTTCCTTCTTCGCAAGATCGCGGGCGGCATCACGTACCTTGTCGCGCCCCATCTGTACCGACGTGCGCTTGTCACGCACTTGTTGGCGCATGCGTTCCAGATCGTCGTCCATGTCCTTGATCGTCGCTTTGGTAACGTCGCGCTCCTCGTTGGTGTTGAAGTGCTCCGTCTCCAGCTTGGCGATCTCCTTGTCGAAATGCCCCGGCTTTACCTTGTGCCCACACGTCGGGCACTGCTCGGGCCGCTCCTTCAGTTTGGCAATCTCCGCCTCCAAGCGGTCCATTTCGGACTCAATGGAGTCAAACATCCGAAGGTAGTCCGCATGCTCGGTGGCGAGGCGTTCGATGTCCGCCTCAAGGTGCGCGATGGTATCCTCTCCGGCCCGTAACTCAGCTTCGGTCGGGACCCCGAGCCCGGCAGTCTTCAACGCCTCCTCCGCACAGTAAAGCTCTTCGTACGCGGCGGCGATGTCCACTCGAAGGATGACGTCGCGCTGCGCCGCCTCCGCATCGAAATCAGCCGCGCGCTTTTCCTCACGCGCCTGTTGATCGACAAGCTCGGCCAACGCGCCCTCTTGCGTGGCAACCTGCAGCCGCGCGTCGTCCGCTTCCTTATCGGCGTCGCGCGCCAGCTTCCCGGCGGTGTCGGCGGCGCGGAGCCACAGGTCGAGGTCGAGCGTTTCCGAGAACAACCGCGCCTGTTGCTCGGCGCTGAGGTCAAGGAAGCGCTCGCCGAATTGCGGAAGGATCACCGTGCACAGGAAGGCGGTGTAGCTCAGCCCGACCAACTTGTCGACCTGTTCCTGCGTCGCCTCGCGCAAGTCGATGTGGAGGCTGTTGGGTTTGCGTCCGCGAGTAACCGAATACTTTTTGCCATGAACGCTGAAAGTAACCGAGACCGCGACCGGCTTCTCACCGGTCCACGGTTCTACGCTGGCGCCGGGCTTCTCGTCGCGCAGCGTCTTTCCGTAAAAGCACCACGTGATAGCGTCCGCGAGGCTCGACTTTCCCGCACCATTGGAGTCGAGCGACGGGTTCAGCTTGTTGTCGCCGCGAAGGAGGTAAACCCCCGGCGCGCGGTCGAGGCTCACCGTGTGGTCGCCGCGATACGCTTTGTAGTTTCTCAGTTTGAGCGAATGGAAGCGGAGAGCGGCGGTCATAGCTGGGCGGCCTTTGCGATCTCAAGTCCAACGGCAACGAGGTCCGCGTCGGCCCCGGAAGCCTCCCCGAAAGCTCGCACCAACTCCTCCGGCGACGCCCGTTTTGGGGGGGCAGGAGCGTCGGACGAGCCGTCCTCGGGCAACGCCCGCAACTCCGGCCCGTAAAGCTCCCAGCCCTCCTGCGCGGCCAACGTTTGAATCGCCTTCCGAAGCTTCGGCCAGAGCGGGTAGTCGGCCCGGCGCATGTTGACCCGCACCTTCACCTGATCGCCCTTGGCGATCTTCTCGCGGCCGACAAGCGTGCTCACCGGCTCGGGGTAAGTCGCCTCCAGCAAGTGCTTGTTTGGGCACGGGTAACGAAGCGACACATCCTTGTCCCCGATAAGTAGCGCCCTAGGCGTGTAGCTGTCCCCAAAGTCAATCCGATAGGGAGCGCCAATGTAGCGGACTGTGCCAACATCCTGCGGCACGTGAATGTCGCCGCTGTAGACACGGCCCCGGTAGCCCTTGAAGAAATCGGTGCCGACTCCGTTGGGCGACTTGGTTCCGTTGTCAAGTATGCACCCCTTGAATGTCTGGTGACAAAATATGAAGGCATAGTCACGCAACGCCGGTCGCAGCTCTTTCCACTCCTCCTCCGGGGCGGTGCTGCTGGGAAGAAACAGGCACCGATCGTGCGCGCCCACAATCGGTAGCTCCAACTCGGTCGGCTCGCGCACGAATGTCACGCCGAGAATGAGGTCCGCGAAACCGAAGAAGGGCACCGCCGGGTCGAGGTAGTCGTGATTGCCCTTGTTGATAATCACCATACAAAGCTGTCCGAGCCGCGCCAGCGACGTCGCCATGCGGTCGACCAGCGCGGCCGGGTGCCGGTCCTTGACCTCGGTCAGGTCACCGTTAAGCAGAAGGCACTCGACCTTCCGCTTGGCGACCTCCTCCTCCAACCAGTCAAAGAGGCCCCAACGATACCAGTCGCGGGGATTGACCGACATGTGAATGTCGCTGACGGCCAACATGGTCATTCGCGTACAACCTCTACGAAGCCGTGCACCGACCGCCAGAACTCCACGCCGTAGCTGTGCGAGTCCACGGCCACCTCAAAGGTGTTGTCGCCCCGGTCAAAGCGGCCAAGAAGAAACGTGGTCTTGTAGAGGTCAAGCGTTACGGGTTCGCGGTTACGCCCGGAATTGTAGACAGCCAAGAAGTCCGAGTCGAGCGCGCGCTCCACCACGCGTAGAAAGCCAAGCACCGCGTTCGCACCGCGCACAGGTATCCAGCGCACATACTGTCTAGTCGTCGGCGACTGCTGCATCTTCCCACTCCTTTTCGCGGGGAACGATCTTGTCGAACTCGAACACAGCGGCGCGGGCGAGGCTGGGGCGCAACCAGTCGAGCGTGATCGGCGGCGCGTCCGTGATGCCGAGCAGCCGCACCGCCTTTGGCGTGGTAATGAGGAGCGCCGGAGTGCGGTTCTCCTTTGCCACCATGAAGGGCTCACGATCCGTGCGTTTGGCCTCGTCGACATGCTTGTCCCAGAGGCGGCGCAAATGCCCGTCGCCCAAGAAGCTGTTCACAATGACTAGATCCGCGTGGAATTTACACTCGACGACCACGTGTTGCAGGAGCGCTTCGCCCGCCGAGTCGATAGCGCACAGATCGCCCGCCTGTGCCCGGTTGGTGATCCCCTTCTTGAATTGAACGGTGGCGCGGCCTCCAGACATGGCGGATCGCCAGAACAGATCGTCCCGCTCCCCGCATGTAAGCCAGAGCGAGAGGCGCCGCGACACCTCCCGTTCAAACTGGGCACCCTTCCCCTTCCCCTTCGCCATGGCTAGGCGTACTTTTTCCGCTGGGGATCGAAGTCGCGTTCGATCTCCTCCCAGAGCGCTTTGACCGCGCCGCTGACGTCGCTGACCATGCCCCGATAGTCGTCATCGCTGACGTCGCCTAGCTGCTTCAAAAGCTCGTCAGGGGTGCTGACGCCGAGCGTTTCTTTAAGCCGCCCGATCTGGTGGAGCCATGCCAGCGAGGCGCCGAGGTCGTCGATTCCGTAGTCGAACATGTAGTCAAACTCGGCCTCGCGGAACGGTCGCCCGGCCTTGTTCTTCTTGCACTTCGCCTTGATGTGGATTCCGACGGCGCGGTCGACCTTGTTGCGGGTCTTCTTGAGAGTCTTGAGGTGCGCCAGCCAGAGGCAGTGCGTGGCGTAGAAGTCCATCGCCTTGCCGCCGGTACGCGTGTACTTCTCACCGAACATGGCGCCGATGTTCGCGCGCACCTGAGAAATAATCATCAGGCACACCTGTTTCTCCTCCAACGGGCGCACCAATCGCCGGAAGAACTCACCGAGCTTCTTCGCCTTGTTACCGCCATAGGAGCCTTGATCGATCTTGCGCTTCTGCTCCTCGCGATCCGTCAGCGCGTCGAGGCTATCGACTATGTAGAGCCCGGGCTGTCCCGGCTTCGCCTTGTCGAGAACCTTTTGCACATCCTCGTACATGTCCTCGATAGTATCGAAGTGCCGCTCCGGGTCGTAGTCATCCGCCCAGAACCCGACCCGCGCGCGCGGCAAGCCGAGCTTGTTCACCGCGTAGTCGACATCGAACGCCGCTTCGGCTTCGCGGTACTTGATCCAACCCTTCGGATACGCGCGCGCAAAGTTAGCCATGGCTTCTACAGCAAGCCCGGTCTTCGACGTGCTCTTGTCGCCGATTATGTTCTCCATGCGGCCGAGCACCCAGCCGCCGCCGAGCACGTTGTCGAGCAACGCACACCCGGATGAAAAGCGCTGGAGCGATGAAGAAGAAGCGGGTGCCTTGAAATAGGCACCCGCCTTTTCCTGCTTCGGCTCCTTCTTGGCGTTGAGCCGGGGCATGCCGCGCTACTTCCGCATGCCAGCCAAGCGGGCCTTCGCCCGATCCGCCGGGGACATCCCGGCGGCAGGAGCGGTGGGCTTCGCTGGAGCCGTTCGCGCGGGGGCAGCGGCGGGCTTCGCCGCCGGGCGGGCGGCCGGAGCCTTGGCCGCCGGTGCCGCCTTGATACCGAGCCTGCGCGGCGCCGGGGCGGGCTCGGGCTCGGGCTCGGGCTCCTCCTCGGCGGGCTCGTCGACCGCGTCGGCGGCTTCTTCGGCTTCGTGCATCGAGGCAAAGACATCGCACAAAGCCGACGCGAGGTCTTCCACCGTGCTGTAGTCCTCGGTGTTGATCTCGATCTGCCATGTGTCGATGAGGGCGAACAACTCGTCCTCGCCCATCGCCATGATCTCCTCCGGCGTCGGCGGCTCGACACCCGCTTCGTCGGTCGTTTCCTCCTCGACCGTTTCCTCGGGCTCGGGCTCGGGCTCGGCCGCCGCCGCGCGGACGCTGCGCCGAGTGGTGCGTGCCGGGGCTTCGTCGGCGGTGGGCTCTTCACCCTCCGGGGCTCGTTCGACCTGACCGCTCCGCACCTCGGCGACATAGCTGTCCTCGTACCACTGGAGGACCTGCGACAGCGGGTTGGCCTTGACGAAGTTGTACCACTCCTGAGCCTTGGCGGCGTCGTCCGACAGCGGCGAGGGGTCGCGGTCGATCTGGAGCGCGTTGTACTTCCGCTGCACCGCCTTGCCCTCGGCGATGAAGCTGATGTCGTAGCCGTTGACCGGGTGCGAAAGCTGCACGATGCCCTTCGCGGTCTTGCTGAGCACATTAAGCGACTTCTCAACCGTGCTCGGCATGGCCCAGATGCGCGGGCCTTCCGTCGGGTTGAGACGATCAAGCACCCACACCAGCCACCGCTTGCTGGCCTTCAGGGCCTTGGCAGCTTCCGGGTCATCGGCGGCGAGGGTGCGACGCTCGTTGCACAGCGAACAATCCTCGCCCTTCATCTCGTGCGGGCAAAGATAGGCCGCTTCGTCCGGGCCGATCCCGTAATGGACGCTCACCGGGAAGGCCCAGTGATTATCGATGCCGAGACCCTTCCAGTCGAACGTGCACGGAAGAATGCGAAGGCTGTTCTGACCGTCGCGGACCTTGTACATCTGAAACTGCCGGTCGATGTACGAGTCGTAGTTGCCGGTCGAAGCATTCGCATGCTTGGACGCGGTTTCGCTGTCGATCTCCTCGTACTCGAACTCGAAGGGCTGCGAGGAACCACGAAGCGGAGCGCGCGGAGTCAGTGCGCGAGCGGGAGCCGCCGGGCGCGCAGCCGGGACGGCAGCGCGTGGAGCGGGAGCGGTCGCCGGGCGGGCGGCCGGTGCGGGACGCGCCGCCGAAGCGGCGGGACGCGCGGGAGGACGAAGCGGTGGCATGTAAGAAAGCTCCTTCTAGTTTAGGTGGGGAAGCGAAGGTTGTTTACGAACTCGCGCTTCTTCTTGAACCATACCCGCGCCGCGATATGCGTGCACGCGTACGTGGCGACGAAAAGAAACAAAAGCGCCACCAGAACCCAATACAGTGTGTGCATTACTCGTCGTTCCTCGCTGAGCGGACCTGCGCGGCGATTCGCCCCTCAGCCTCGCGACGCCCCGCCTTGCTGGAATTGTCGGCCCAGTAGCCCGACTGCCACAGCGAAGATGTGGACCGAAGCGCGTACTGTCGTGAGTCGAACCCTTTTACAAGGTTGCCCCACAAGCTGGCGAGCAGCTTCCACTCGCGGTGCGCGGACTGTAGCCTCTGTACTTCGCTGTCCAAGGCGATCTTGCTACGAATAACCGCCTCGGTCGGCTTGTCGTCCTTCAGCTTGGTGCGCCACTTGGCGTCAGCCTCGGCTTCGGCCGCCTTGGCGTTCGCCTCGGCGTCATCGCGGTAGGACTGGGCCAACGAGTACTCATTACCGACATCGATAACCAGTCCGGAGTGTCCAAGCCACGCATCGTCAAGCGCACTCAGATCGAACTCCACCTTTGTTCGATACTCAGAAAGCAGTCGCTGCGACCTGTTGTACGGGGTCTCGGCGGCGGGGCGCGCGGGCGGCGCTGGTCGGTTGCGTGTCAGTGGGGGCATGTGCTGAATTCTCCTCTAGCCTAATCATACCCCCCGGCGCGCGAGCAAACCGCCGAGAGCGAGGACAAGCGGCGCGTACCCATCAGCGGTAGCGAAGGGCTGCGAGAAGGCGTGGAGAAGGGCGAGCGGCTTCTGCGCGGCCGCCGCGTCCTTAGCGCCGGTGGCCGCCTTCATAGCGTAGGCGCATATCACGCGGCGCACACCTTCCGGGTTCTCCTCGGCCTCCTGAAGCGCGGCAACCATTTGCATCGCACCCGTCCAGTTCAGACCCTTCATCAGCGCCCGAGCGAGGTCGATTCCGGCCTTCTCATCGTCGACTGTCTTGCTGAGGAGCCGCGAGGCTTCCGTCGGGTCGAGAATGTCGGCGCATTGCGCGAGGTTGGCGAGCGCCTGCCGGGGCGAGCCCTCGGCCATGCGGGCGCATACATGCACCACCGGATCCGGCGCCTGCATCTGTTCCGCGTTGGCGATTGGAATGAGGAGGTCGTTCGCCAGCACGTCCCACTTGACCGGCTTTACCTCGTACCGCACGCACCGCGTCAGAACCGTCTTCGGCACCTTGTCGGCGTCCGTTGTGCAAATGAACCAGAACGCCCAGTCGGGCGGCTCCTCTAGATTCTTGAGCAGCGAGTTCCACGCGCCCTTGCTAAGCATGTGGGCCTCGTCGATCAAGATTCCTTTCGCGCCGCCACCAATCGGCTTGTACTGGAGTGCGGAGGTAATGAGACGCATCGCGTCGATGCCGGTGTTGGTCGCCGCGTCCTCCTCCTTGACCTCGGTGCACCCCAGCATGGCGGCGACAATGCGCGCCAGCGTGGTCTTGCCGCACCCGCTCGGGCCGATGAACAGAAAGGCGCTCGCGCTCCGCTTCTCGATCACGCCGCGAAGCGACGCGACCAACGCCTCCTGCCCGATGATCTCTTCCAGAGCTTGCGGGCGGTATTTGGTAATGAGGTTATCGCTGGCTGTCATGGTCTCGCTTCTTGTCTGCTTCCTCGATTGCGCGGGTGGCCTTCTTGGGGTCGCCCTTGACGTAGATCAGTACCTCTTGGTGCGCGTTGCCCAGCTTCGACGCCGCGTTGAAAATGCGGGCCGCGCGAATAGACAGCGATCCGACGGCGGTGATAAGCGCCGCTCGGTTGTAGAGTCGGAGCCCGGCCGCTTCGAAGCACGTGTTGGTAATGTCGCTGAAGGCGGTGCAGTAGCCGTCCTTGTCGCGAACCTCTCCAACGACGAAGCACGCGAAGCGGTCGTCCTTCAGGGCTTCGGCGGCCTTGGCGATCGTCTGGCTGTAGACGTCGATGAAACCGTCGAGGTCCATGGTGCTCAGATCGCGCGGATCGTCGCTGTAGCGCTCCAACCAAAGGTAGGGCGGGCATGAAAAGACCGCGTCCACGCTTTCCGGCTTGATGTGCTTGTCGAGGCCGAGGCTGTCGCCCTCGATCCACTTCGGCACCTGTGGCGGCACCTCGCCGCGCCGGAGCTTCCGGGGCGAGCACAGCGCCTTGCCTTGCTCGCGATTGGCCTCGACCTGCTCCGGCCGGAGGTCGAAGCCGGTGTAGCGATAGCCGAGGCGCCCAGCGACAACACCGCGCACCGAGCCGCCCGCGTAAGGATCGAGTATGTGCCCGCCATAGGGCACGAACCAGTTGTAGAAGAGGTCGCACAGCACCGGGTCGAAGATCGAAGTGCCAGAGGCCGACGCGGTGCCGCCGTCTTGTCCGTCATAGGGGTGGATCGTGGTCTTGAACGTCAGCGACCCGTTGCTGAGGCTGGCGGTTTGCCTGTTCTGAAGTTCCTTGACGCTCTTGTAGCCCGCGTCGGTCTTGAGCTTGTAGGCGCTGTTCTTTCCGAGCCCGCCACCGCCGGGGATCGCCTTGTTGGGACCCTTCTTTGCGCGCTTCTTCGGGTCGGGCTGGAGCACCGTGTCGGACATCTTCAACAGGTTCTCCCCGCGCCCGATCTCCGACTTGATCCCGAGCGCGAGCCACGTCGCCTTGCGCGCTTGCCAGAACCCGGAGCGCGCGTCGAACACCGAGAAGGGAGGCGCACCGAACTTTTCGAGGAGCGCGCCGCCTTCAGCGTGCTTGATGGTGCCCTCGCTGAAGAAGTCTTTGTACTCAGCCATTATCTTGTCTCCTAGAGGCCCGGCGGCGGCCGGTGGCCAAAGTCCTTGGATGAGATCTTGCCGATCTCGGTGAGCCCGTACATGGTGTCGCCCACGCTGATCTCCGCCACCAGCGGCACGTTCACGAAGTCGAAAGTGACCTTCACCATTTCCCGCGCGACAACCTCCATGCGCTGCTCGATCTCACTGTCGAGGAAATGGAAGCCGAGGTCATCGTGGATGTTCCATACCGGCTGCAACTCCCAGTCATCCAACTCGGAGATGCGGCACATACCGTCCATAACGATCTCAGCCGCCGTTAGCTGAATAGGAGTGTTGATCTGCTGGTTCATGCTGAGCGGGCCGCACCGGCGGCGCCCCGTGAGCCCTTGGACGTACCCGTGCTGCTTGTAGAAGGCGCCGTTGCGCTCTTGCCAGTCCTTCAGGCCGCTAAAGACCCTCCAGAACTCGCGCTCGACCGGTTCCAGTACATGCTCTGGAATGCTGAGATAGTTAGAGCACGTGGCCAGCGAGGCGCCGAAGAAGAGTGCGAAAACCCACGCGCTCTTCACCGCATCGCGAAGCTTCTTCATCTCCGCCTTGTCGTTCAAGCCGTGCGGGCCGCCGACAACACCGGGGTAGGCTAACGCGAGTCGCCGCGCCCATTCCGCGTGGACGTCATAGTCCTCCCACAACATCTTGGTGAAGACCTTGTCCTTCGACGCCATGGCGAAGACTCGCGCTTCGATTTGGCCATAGTCGGCGGCGAGGAACTTCCGCATAAGGTACGCGGCGAATTGTTCGCGGACGCGCTTGGCCTCAACGTCACGCTTGGGAATGTTCTGGAAGTTGGGATCGCTGGAGGTGAGCCGGGCGGTGCGCGCCCGCACCGTATTGAAGAGCGGGTGAAGCATGAGGTCGGGCCACACCGCCGGGTTGTCCGGGGTAAAGCAGTAGGTCGACCTGAGCTTGTTGTTGCCGCGCCAGTCGAGGGTCAGCGGCATGACGTGGTTGTTGATCTTCGTGAGCGTCTTTTCGTCGACGCTGATCGTCGTGCGCTCCTTGCCGGTTTTGTCGCGCCGCTTTTTCTCCCCGACCGCCTCCTGAAGAATGTCACGGACCATAATAATCATGTCCGGGTTGGACGCCGGGTTGAAATGCTTACCGGTCTTCCGGAAGAAGTCCTTGGCCGCCGCGCTGGCGGCGATCTCCTTCGCCAACCGCTCGATCTCGCTGTCGTACTTCGCCGCTAACTCGTTGGCGACGTCGAAGTTGACCGGGATGCCCTTCATCTGGGTCAGCACGGTTGTGGCGACGCGCGGAAGGTGGTTCTTCTCGTAGACGTTCCACAACCGCTCCGCCTTCAGGGCGCGCTCTTGTGCGGCGCCGAGCAGGTCGTGGTATTTGGCGTCCATGCCGTTGTAGGGAAGCAACGTGCGGAGCGGCACACGCTCCATATTGTCCTTGTCGATCGGCGTCCATGTCTTGATGTCGACGCCGAAGTAAAGCTGCGTGAGGAAGCCGAGGCCGAAGCATTCCATGACGCCATCGTCGTCGTCGCGGTTACCCGCCTTGCCGCCGACGCGCTGATCGAGGATGAAGGCTTGGGACATGGTGTCGTCCCAGCGCCCGGCGCGTATGAGTTCGCGCCCGAGCTTCACCCCGGTCCACTCAAGCTCGAACGCGAGGTTGTGCACCCGCTTCCGCACCGCGCGCGACTGGAGGAAAACAATAAGCGCGAGGTAGACGCGCTCCAGTTGGTCCGGGGTCCATTTGGCGCCGGGGTGCTCCAGCGGAAAGGACAGCGTCTTCCCGGCGGAGCTTATGGCGACCGACAGAAGCTTTGTGCCCTCAGCATAAGGGCGGAGGCCGTTGGTTTCGTAGTCGTAACCAGCGGTCGGTTGCTCTCCGGCCCACGCTAGGAAGTCCTCAATGTAGGTAACGTCCTCCTCGGTGCAGTCGTAAATGCACTCGATGCCGGTCATCGCCTCCTCAAGCGTATGGACATGCGCCGCCGGGAGCGTTGGGATCATCGCGAACGCGCGCTTGAGGTCGAGGTCGAACATCCGTTCGTCCTCGGTGTATTTGCGGTTGAGCGTAGCCCGCATGCGGAGAAGGTCGGCGGGGTGCTCGAACGGGAAGAACCAGCACTCGTGCGAACCAATCTTGACCGGGAGTACTCGGCCACGCCAGTTGGCGATCCCGAATTTGCCGGTGGCCCAGCGGAGCACCGCGTCGCCGAAGCCGAAGATCACCTTGGGCTTCATCGCTTCGATGCTGGCAATGATGTTGGGGCGACAGCACTCGACAACAACCTGATCCGGCGCGAAGCCGGGCGAGCGGTCCCGCGTCACATTGTCCCATGTGATCTTGTCGCGATAGGAGCCGGGAATTTTGGCGCGGAGGTATTGACCGGCCGGGCCAGCGAAGGGTGCGCCCTTAAGGTCGTCCTCCTCGCTGGGCTGACCACCGAGAATGTAGATCAGCGGCGAATGCGCGCCGACAGGCGCCATCTTCGGGTGGTGCGCCTTGGCGTGGTTCAGCGGGCACGCCCGGCACCCAAGCTCGTGAAGGAGGCGCGTGGAGGGCACCCCGGATTTTCCCCGGGGCGCCACACGAACATCACCGTCAGCAAAGAAACCCATGACGTACTGTTCCCCACGCAACGCGTGCTCGCTTCAGGCGCCGACCCAGACCGCGACGAGATAACCGCTATCGCCTTTGCCGAGGAAGGCGAAGCACTCCGCGCCGACGATCATGCGCTCGGCCCGGCCGACGCCGCGCTGAAGGTGCGCAGTGTTGAAGAGCCCGTCGACATTCGCGGGCTTACCGTCGAGCTTGATCGCTTCGCTGAGTTCGCCCAGATCGGACTTGAGGTGAAGCCGAAGCACCCCGTCCTTCGTCGCGACCTCCAGCGGTTTGCGCTGAACCCCGTTCACCAGAACCTCGGCGCGAGCCAGCGCGCCGGTGAGCTTTTCCGGCACGGTCACCGCCTTCTTGGCGTTGCCGACGTTGGCTTCAATCACCGACGCGAAGTCCAGTTCTTTGGCCTCGACCAGTCGACCGAAGAGCCGGGCGCCGCTCTGGTTGTCACAGGCGATCGCTTCGGAGTACGTCATCGACCTGTCGTCGTCATCCAACCCCTTGTGCTCGATGATCGACAAGGTCATGCCACCCGCGTTGAGCGCGGCGAGTTGCTCGCAGAAAGCGGGCGACAGCACGATCCGTTTTGCCTTGTAGCCCTTCTTCGGCTTCTGCACCCGCGCCCACGCGATCGTCGCACCGTCGCTGGCGTAGAGCGCGAGTACATCGTCCTCCGGCGCCAGCGTCACACCCATGTTCTCCCCGGCACTCGACAGCGCTATGCCGACGTGCTTGAAAGCGTCGAAGAGGTCGTTGTCGATGGCGAAGCCGGTCGGAACCGTCTGGGGGAAAGTGAACAAAGCACGATCAGCCGGGACAATTGGAAGCTCTGCCTTGAGGCCCGGGGCCTTTAGCGTAAGACTCTCGCCGTCCTTGGTGCTAACTCCGACCTCGACCTCCTTCGCGGTGCTGGCCTCCAGCATGCCGAGGAGGGCCGCGCCGTTGACGCCGCCCGCGAAGTCGCAGTCGGGTACCGGCACCTCGATGCCGATGATGTCGTTGAAGGCGGTGGCGCGCTCGCCGTTGAACCAGATCTGGTTCAAACCCTCCACCTGAGAGTTGACCGCCAACGCCGGACGCAAGAACCGAAGCGTGGCAAGAAACACATCGCGTTGTATCTTCACTGTCTTGATCTCCTGAAGTCGATGACTTTCAGGCCGAGGCGCGTCGCGACCTCGACCATGTGGTTCGTACCCACACCACCGGGGAAAGCGACAAGCGCTTCGGCGTATGCCGCCATCTCAGTGTTACGGATCGGCCCGGCGGAACGCCCGTGCTTGTTCCAGTCCGGGTAGAATTTCCTGACGGGGAGACCTCGGCGCTTCGCCCACTTCTCGCCGTCTGTATCGACGCCGTGAGCCGTGCCACACACCACCTCGGTGATAGGAAGCTCGCGCTTAAGACAACTAAGGCGGAAGAAGTCGCGCGCCGAAAGACGAACATCGCGACCTCCGGCGATAATCGTCTTCACGATTCGCCCTTCGCGAGCTTGTAGATTTGGCGCAGCTCGTCGCCGGTGATCTCACACCGAGTCGGCGTAACTGAACCGTCCGCCGCTAGGCACCGCTGGTCGACCGCCTCGATGATCGCGGCGATACCCGCCAGTCGGTGATACTCCGAAGTCGGCGCGGCGTTGATAACTTCGCGTGGCGGCGCGTTGTCGAAGGCGCGCATGATCTCCAGCGCGCCGGTAACGTCGGCCTCTTCGGTGCTGTGGCTCGAAAACATGCGCGTCGCTATGCGCTCCAACCGAATGGTATCCACCGCGAGCGCGTGCATCAACACGCCCCTGTGCGCCGGAGCCTTACCGAGGTCACGGAGCCACGCGAGCATGTCGCGAAGACACTTGTGCGCCTCGGCTATCTTCGCGGGGTCCTCGCCGTCCAGTTCGCGGAGGAGGGACCAGAGGTGGACAAGTATCGGCGCGTGCTTGTCGCGACCAAGAAGAATGAACATCGGTTCGTCCGGGTGCGCGTTAGCGTAACAGTCCCAAGCCCCGGGGTTATTCTTAGTGGCCATCGCGTTTTCTCCTATAACGTGCGCGTTCGTTCCGATTCTCACATACCCGGCACACGCGCTTTCCCGACGCGGTAACTCTCTTGCGATGCCCACGACCACAAAACAACGAGGCGGTTCCGGCGCGCGGGTTGTGTGCCCGCGTATGGTCGGGCCGAGAAGTCAGCATAAGATTTCGAGGACTGTTGTTGCCCTTATTGTCATCACGATGATGAACTAGCTCGCCGAGGCGCAAGCGTCGCCCCAACTTCTTCTCCATAACGACCATATGCTCGTAAGCCCACCCGTTGCCAATCATGGCGAGGTGGTGGTCAGCGCCTACCTTGATTCGGATGTAGCCGCTGCGACAAACACGGCGCGTACCCAGAGGAAGCGCCGTAGCCGAGCGTCGTCGCTTGGTTGCCATTAGGGTGCCCTCCTTTAGCTGGCACCCCAGTCATACCCTCAGTCCATGCCAAACCAGCGCCGGAGATTTGGGTTGGCGATAGCATCGACCACAAGGTGGATTCGCTCGGTCTCGCCCGCATTCACAACGGTATGGGGTTTACGGACATCGAGGTAGCACAGGCTTCGCGGCGGGAAGTTCAGATCGATTCGATCACCAAGCACGTTCCACGCCGAGAAGCGCACAGCGGGGTTGGTGACAATAGGAATATGCAGTCGCATGATGTAGCCGTCGCGCGTACCCGCCCAGCGATCCGTAATGTCGGCGTGCCGGGAAAGCTCGCCATCCTTCGGCGCCAGCCGCATGAAGCGGACGCGCTCGAACTCGGCCGGAATTCGCCGAAGTGCGTGGTTTGTCGCGGGAAAAGCGGAGCGGACGCTAACGTCTACGCACCGCTGCTTGAGAAGCGCGGGGTGCTCATCCTTCCACGCCTTGGACATTTCGGCTGGTTTGATAATGAAGCCGGGATCTTCCTTGACGTAACCACGCAACGCGAAAGCGGTCCAGCTTTCGCGCTTGTTGTACGAAGAATAATGCTGTTGCCAAAGCGTGCGACCGAAGCCCGCGACCTCGTCGGCGATGGCGCGCTGCTCCACGACAGACAGAAACTTCTGGCGGCATATCCGCAACGTCTCGTACTCGGCAGCGGGAAGGAATGGCGGCGGCGATACATGGCGGCAGTAAACCATCTTGATCTCGCTACCGGC